ATTTTGCAAAACTCGATCTAAGTTTCTTAAATCAGGATTCTGGCTATTTATTACAGGTCTTATATCTTTATCTCTACTTCCAAATAGCCATAGCATTGTATCCTCAAGATTTTGTTTCTTATCATCAGAAATGGGAGTATAATTGTTTTCATAGGGGCTTATTCCTAAAAAAATCTGAAAACCTTCATATCCTATGGCTGTATATAAATGTGAAAAATACAATTTACTATTATATATGTCAGTCATTTTAAATGCCGTATCCTTTTCAGCCTGACGAAGGATCATCAATCCCTGATATAATTTAATTACCGTTTTATTTGTATCTCCAATCTGTTTAGCTATATCATCTAATGATATTTCGAATCTCTCATGAACCGAAGCAATATATTCTGCTTTGGCGTAGGATCCCCATTTTGCAGCTCCATTGACATGTTTAAATCCTATGTATCTCCATGCTTCTTCTCTGTTGCTCAGTTCTAATACAGGTAGATGATTTTCTAATGATTTTTTCAATTCAGGAGTGATTTGACTTTCAAATTTTTTCATTCCTGAATTATCTATTAATCCTGGATTTAGTATTGCCTTCACTGCAGCTAGTCGCCTATTACCTTCTACAATGATTAAATTTCCGCTTTCTTTAACAGCATACATTGCTTCATGTTCAAAGAAACCATGAGCTAATATTGACATGACTATTTCGTCTACAGCCATTTCAGACCATAAAATATTTAATATCTTTGTCTCTGGATCACTACTTTTGATATTGAACTCAACGAGCCTAGGGTTCGTTAAATCAAACCTCAAATCTTGAGCCTTTAGGTATTGTATACTATTTGTATCCATTTTGTGATAATTTCAAGTTAACCTAATTTATATGAGAACAGTCTTATACTTTTGTACAAAAGTAATTAATTATATTGCAAAATCAATCAATAGTATTTTGATTTTTAATAATTTTATATACGATTATTAATAAAAGGAGTAAATTATTTGATATTTCCAGACAAATCTTTAGATAAAGACTTCTTGATATCTTCTGTTAATCCGTATTTCAGATCTCCGATGGTCTGATGGTACAATCTTCCCCATATTACTCTATTATAGAGTGCTAAGCGACGACGAGTCCCCATGTCTTGACGTGAGAATCTGATATCCAATAATCGCAGATACGTAAATATATTAAAGCTATACCAAACATTCAATCCGGATCCGGAGACATTATATGGATGGCTCTCTAAAAATTTAGCCATATTGCTTACTCTTTCCGAGGTAAAGTTCTCTCTCAACACTCTGGCTTGAGTGTCATAGATAAAAGCTGCATCACGTCTAAGTATTTGATGGATGAAGGTTTTCTTTATAGCATCTTCAGTAATCATTTAGCGTTGATTATTCATCCTTTTATGTCGAATATTTGACCTTTTAAGTTAAACATGAGGCTCCATCCGACAGAGGCCAATTCACTCGAAACAAATGGCTGTATTTGTGTCGTTCCGTTTATCATGCGTAACCATGGGCATTGGTCCTTGAAAAGATTGGCGCGGAGCTGATTGATAAGACTAAGGCTTTGATCCGAAACGATCATGTGTTCTACCAGGTCCGCGTCTCGGTTTTCTTTATAAGCGATTGTACAAGCTATTTTCATCGTGTCATTGATATTGCCTTTTTGATCTTGCGTAGATTCTATATCGCCTACTTCAACGAATAAAAAGTTACCAGTCATCGTATCAATACGAGCTTTTACTGCATCAAAGTTCTGTCCGAAGACAAATCCCTCTATATTGGGCAATCGATCTTTGGATCCGGAGTTGTATTGTTCGAGTAGCTTCGTATATTCCGGATAATTACTACTGCCGTTCGTAAAGGAAGCTATTACTCCATCTTCGGATGGAAACTGAGCAAAATAAAGAAAGATATCCTTGATGTCCATATTATTTAAGTATTTCTTCGATTATGTTAATGGGAAGTCCGCTTTCCTCTTCTATCTCACTCATCTTCATTTGATAGCTGTGCATCGTCTTAATAGACTGAATGAGTTTTTTTCGTATCAGGGTCAGATAAGTTATGATATTGATATTTTCAACATCGGATGCCTTGCCGATGCCATCTGCACATAATTCATACATGCTCTCCAGTGCTCCGGTTACGATCGTAGACGAGCTCTTGAGCGTTGATTTTGTGAGTAGCTTGAATTCTGTCTGATTGAATATAAAGTTTATAAGGCATTTGAAATTGAAAAGAATAGCCCATAATTGTTCGGCGGGAAGATTTATAAATTTGAATGCTAACTTTTTTGCGCCTTCCGAATCGTATTTGCCCGGGTAATATAAAATAGCAGCTATCAGAGGAAGCAATTCAGATTCTCTACCTCTTGATATTATTTCACTGGCCTCAATATATTGGATCGCGGTCAAAGAGCACGTTAGCATATTGAAATCGGATGAAGCGGAATAACCATGGTAAACTTTCCCATTTAATGTGATCGATGGTATAAGTTGTGCGCAGAACGAATCTTTCAACACGAATTTATATTCGTATTTTTCGAGATATCTTCGTAGATGAATTGGCAATCGTTGCGGTACGACCGATTTGGCCAGTAATCGTTCTTTTGCGGTCAAAGGTTGCAGCACGGCATCATCATATTTTATTTCAAAGAGAAATGTCACTTTGTCCGCCAAAAAATACAGATTAGCCCATGAATCTTCACCATGAATCTTTTGTAGTTTCCAACCCATCGTTTTGCACACGTAGAGCGTTCGAAGTTCAACGAGTGATATTTTACCGGATGCATATTCATTAACGAGTGATATTACATATTCGAATTGATCCGGAGATAAACATTCCCACCTATTCGGGATCCGAAACACAGATTCCTCTTTTTTGTCCGTGAATTCTATAAAATCATTCATGGCATTAGAAATATTGCATCATCGGGTTGATTGAATGATGTTTGAGTCTCCACATTGACGTCTTGTGTATGCTCTTCTAAAACTAGTTGAATATTTTGAATGATATCATCTGCTTGCGCAGAGAGGTCCTCTGCCAATTGAATGATACGATTTTGGTCGTCGCTTCCTTGGCGTTGAACTTTTTGTTCAATGAAAAGGCTTCGGATAGTACTTGGAAACTCAGCAATATCGAATCGACGGAGAGCCAGCACGATAGTATATAGAACGATGCACCTCGTTAATTTGTCAGTGAGTAAATCGTCTTTTTTATCTTCTATTTGTGCCAGTAAATCTCCTATTTTAAGTGATATCACTTCTTTTTGCAATGGGATGCACCGGAAAAAGAAAAGATAACTCATATCGATAGGGTAGAAAGAATCGAAAGTTTCGGTATCTTTAATGACCAGCTTTTCCCGCATCTTACAATAGTTGGTGCCTTTCCATGGATCCGGTTTATCTGTGTCCAACTGGTTAATAAGCGAATCCATAGCACAGAGATATCCGTCAATATAACCTCGGGTTACTGCTTCCTGCTCTGACTTATAGACGTCAATATTTGCTTTCCTTTTACGGAGCGTATCGTATGGAACTTCTTTTGCCATGGTAAGATTGGCCAAGGCTGTCATCAAATAGGTCTTACCGGGTTCCTTGTCGCAAACATTCCACACTGATTCGGGAATGATAGTCGTCATCTGCTTTTTTGCTGAAACGGCAGAGGAGTTCAATATGTCGAAATTAAGAGACACGTCAACGCCTGGTACCAGCGCCATGAACTCCTTAAATGAATTGAAATAATCTGTTAGTATCATGATTGTTGCTTATTTAATCTATTATCTGGAGACAGATCTTCTTGACGTTGCGGGATCTCCCTGTAGAACCCTATGCGATATCCTTGTTTATAAAGATCAGGGAAATTGAGTCTGAGTGCCCAGTTAAAAGGTTCACTGCATTTCTGATCATCGGGTTCCAGCTGCATTAAGTAGATAAGGTAATTGTAGTAAACATCGGATCCTGATTTACTGATCACGCCATCTTTGGATATTGCCGAGATGGATGAGTCAAGACCAACACTCGATAACATTACTTCGTCGGCGCGTTTATCGTATGATATGAGAGCTTCTATGTATTCTTTATACTTCAGATCGACAGTCTCAATTTGCCAGCGCTGTTCTTTCTGTTGTTGGCCGGTAAGGAAGGAGATGCTTGCGTATGCTTTACCTTGGTTATCCGCTCCTGAAAGATATTTAGATAATTTTCTCATCTCTGATTGTATATATTCGATAACGAGTGATTCTTTGAATGTTGTACCAATCTCGATGTCGTTATAAGTGAGTAGAATCTTTTTTTCTTTTTCTCTCGTTTTATTTTCTTGTACAAGATCTTTGATCTGTGCGCGTTTCGATTCAATCCATGCATTTGGTATAATGATGTGGATCTTAGCGGCCAATGAGTTCTTCAGGAATGAATTAATATAATTGGGGGTCTCGTTTGATGCACGAATATAAGGAAGTGCGCCGGAGTGAGTTTCATTGAGTCCATAGATATCACCCGGAGACATGTCTCGGTGATGAGAGATACCTGCATAATTGATATTGTCCACTTCCATCAAATCGAGTCGAGGATAGACTTTAAAGTTCGATGCTCCATACGCCCAATTGCCTAGCACAACTTGGCCTAAATCGGCATAACTGACAAGTTGTGTTGCTACATCTTGACGCATTGTGGCCAATCGGCAGAATTTATTCTCCTGGCATTCCATCCCGGCGATAGGCATTCTTCCAATGACCTTCCCCTTCATCATACGCCACATCACAAAGAAGTCGTGAAAATAGTAGTAGTTCTTTATGATCGATTTCGCAAAATCTGTATAGCTATTAGCCATACCATTTCGGTCCCAAGAGTTGAGCCAGTCCTGAACTTGTGGTAATTCCATCCATTGCTTCTTTATCTTATTGTTTTCGAATGTTCTTTTATATAAGAAAGGCCCATGACCATATAACATAGTGCATTGCTTATTGATCAGTTTAGGCAGAAGGCGGTTCTTCTTTATATCTGACTCAAGTTCTTCACACTGTAGATTATTCATGCCTCGCATCGCTACGTTGTATCCTTGAATAGAAAGCCATCTCTGTTGTCCCATCAGACCTGGCACCGTGTTTGTGAAGAATGTGTCTGCAGGGACGAATCCTGAGCCATATTGAAAAGAGAACACGTTATGTTCATCCATGTAGTTGCCTACATTGCCAATCATTTCTATATTATCTACCATATCCATTTAATTTTATGCATTTTATAATTGTCTTGCGGGAACCCCATGTATCTGATAAGATATCGATAGCACATCTTGGGATCCCCACTCGCATCGGTGAACAGAAAGAAGTTATCCGAATCGATAGAAAATCTTTCTTGGGGAAGTTGTGCTCGTACTTTGCATCCTTCTTTTATCTCAAGGTGTCCTGAGGCCGTGTTCTTTGTTCTAGAATACTTAAAGAATGCTATCTTAAACGTGAGTTCTGGTACTTTGCTTATTTCTCTGGCAAGTTCCAACGCATCGAGTCCTTTCAATTCAATTTCCATACAGCGAAAATAGATTTTTTGTTGACCACTATGAAGGACACCCCGAGGGGTCTATCATATTTCCGCCGACCTTTAACGGTTGCGCATCAGCTCGCTTTCTTAGCGGGGCGTGGTGATAGTAAAGATTCTCATTTTTTGAGATTTCTCGCTTGAGGATTAATTTACTAATTACCATATATTTAGCTATTATTTCGTTGTCAATTTCTTTAATTATTTAAATATTGTCGTGAATTATTAGCTCTCGAAAGTGAAATTATTCGGCAAATTATCCGGTATATCGGGATTGATTTCTGCTATTTTATCCCCAAATAGGCCATACAACAGATAGATAAAAGCACTCGCAAGCTGTGTTGTTAGTCCCGCTTGCATCTTTAACGGTACTTTCTTTTCGCTCGTCTTGTCGAGTTGTACTTGACCATCTTTATCTTTACGTGGTGATAACATAATAGAGCTGCAAAGGTTCTTACATTCATTTTCATCGACTAACACGTGCGGAACGCTGTGACTACGTCCGGAGAAGACAAATTGCAATAACTTGAACTGTTGCCAATGGTAGATGGTTGATTGCCCTTCGTTCATGATTGCAACTTCGAAGCCATAACTCTCGAGTTCACTTTTCATCATTCTGGCATCAGTCGTTATCTGTTCATATTCTTCTCTCGTCTTGTTCGCAGCGCGGTCGTGGTATAGAATAATGCGTTTGTTTTTCGCGGAATCTCCAAAAAAGTCCCATACTTGTTTGGCTAACTCCGGTTGCTCGGAAGGCCAATAGCAAGTGAACTCTTTTATTACTCTCAATTCGTCGCGTCTGGGTTTCATTTGTGCGCATACAAGACTTGAAAAATGCCCCGGATCATAACCAAACAGCAACTCATCTCTGCAATCATACCATTTTAGATAATGACTTGTTAGAATGAATCGTTCTTTAAGGTCCAGTTTTAAGATTGATTCATAAATATATGAGTCGGAAAATTGATGTATTTTCGGATTATACGACGCAAAGAATCGGTTTACAACGGATTTACGGCGTATCGCACAGATAGAAGTTAGAAATTCATCCATATCGAGTGCTTCGAGCTGTGTTTTGAAGAACTTTGGGCCGAGTACGTCTTTGTTAACGAACGAGCTGGCGCGGATGTAGAACGTCGCATCTCTCCTCATCTCATTTAAACGAGGCATCCATATATGTAGATGCCTTTCGGCTTTTTGTTGCATCAATCTTAGCTTTTCCATCTGTATGGGATCGGTCGTTTTGGGTTGCTCGTATCTACAACGATAATATATTATGAGATAATGATTCACATGAGTCGCGACAGTTGCGATTTCATCCATTAGATCTTTGTTGACATTCTTTTCATAATCGTAAAACCAGTCATCTTCTCCGAGGTCTACTCTGGCTGTATCACTTACTCCGGTTATACCTTGGTAATAGGGGCATGTTCTTACGTCCATTGACGATCCACGAAGTGAAGGGAATAGCCGACTCTTCAGCTTTTCACCTTTGTTGTGTTTCATCTCTTCTATGAAGGCATGTACACCACTTCTACCTGCAACTGATTCCGGCTGATCGGAACTGACCATCTGGAGATGGAAGCCATTACGAAAGATGATGCTATGTTTTGGGTAGGTGACTGGATACTTTGGCATCTTGAAGTGTGTAGGTATTTTTGTCTCACCAACGACATAGTCTATCCCATACTGGAGCATGGATCTTGTTCCTCCTTGTACCGGTCTGGCCAAGGCTGCAGCTATATTCGGTCATACGTTAGTCATCAAGGCTACGTATGTCTTATGAACCAGGAACCCTAGTTCGCCAGGCATGGCATTTGCAACTCTTATAATACGAGGTGTCATTACCCCTTCAGTCTTACCGGCAGCTCGAGCGTCTTCACATATAAGGATATTCGGATCTATAAGATTGGCCATGACCTGCATTCGATTCATATAGAACTCCTCGAAGGCAGGATACATATTAACAGGTTCTTCTTTATTCTGTATCATCTTCATTGACATCTATCACATTAGCTTCTACGATATCCGCATCAGAAAGCAGACGTTTTTTTTCTTCATCCTCAATAGGTAGAGATTCTATGAGGTGTATATAATATCCTTCATTACTCTTATGTGCGATTTCTTTAAGAGATTTCTTCTTAAATCCAAGTTTTTCTATAGGGATAGTATCGTTAATAAGAAATACCGGAGCCCAATCTTTATCGGTTTCGGCCGCTTCACTGGCTCGACGTCGGCACTCGAGAGCCTGATCATAGCATAACTTTTGAGCTTTATATTCCCCTTTCAGAGCACATATCTTGGCGAGATCTTCATATTTGTCGGCAAAATTATTTTCCCATATTTTAATAGAAACATTATTGTCGATATTGAAGTAACGAAGGGCTGTATATATTCTGGCCTTGCAGGTCCTTACCGGTATTGACACATGCTGCAAAACGAGTATCTTGCTATGTAATTCGTTTGCTGCTCGAGTAATATTTCTTTCATACTCATATATCTCTGCAGCCCATTGAATTTGCTTCAGAAACAGTTGCACATCTTCCGGTATTCCTACAGATTTTCCTGTGGCAAGGAAGTTTTCTATGATGTCTGGGTTGAGATTATTAAGAACTTCAAGGTAATTCATACACCGAATAATTCACGTTTAAGTTTATCTTCTTTCTTGATCAGGTTTCGCTCTTCTTCCAATTTTATACTATCAATATCACCCTTCTCTGCTTGTTTATGAAGTTCAACATCTACATTGTATTCACCGATTGCACAGCCTTGTCTATAGGCTTTGTTGTAGACATCTCCCGGCATTGACATTCTTAACTTCAGTTCCGTAGCTTCGCTGTCCGGGAGATTAAGCAATTCTAGGATCCTTCCGATATTATAGCCTAGAGCTCCAAAACTTTTTACCTGGTTGAGATATTTATCGCCGATATTATTTAATGTCAGATTCTTCTCTGTCATACTTCAATATGTTATGCGATTCTTCTATGCTAAAGCTATGCCCTTCTCTTATCAATATGATATCTTTATCCGGGAACATTTTGTGATAACGTCTAACGATGACATCACAATATACTGGATCAAGTTCGGACATGAAGCACTTCCGGTTCAGTTGCTCGGATGCTATCAGAGATGTTCCACTTCCACCGAACATGTCCAGTATATTTTCTCCTGGCTTGCTCGAATTGTGAATAAGTCTGGCAAATAATCGAATTGGTTTCATCGTCGGATGTTCTCTGTTGAACAAAGGTTTATCCTCATCTATGACTGTCGATGGAGGAGTGCTATACATAATCTCGCGAATAAGTTGCCGAAGCGCATCTACACTCATCGAATCTATATCGTAATCATTTTCTATAACGGTCGTGAGATTTCTTGTGTCGATAAAATAATGGCTCGCTCCATCTTTCCATCCATATAGACACACTTCGTGTTTCCATTGATAATCTTGTCGACCAAGTATAAACAAGTTTTTGTTCCATGCGAGCTGTTGTCGATGTTGCCATCCAGCTTTTTTCATGGCCGTTGTGAAATTGAGACTCTGTGACGAAGCATACCAGATATAAAAAGCTGCCCCGGCTTTCATGACGGAATCCGCAGAAGAAAAAGCAGCATGAAGAAAATTTTGAAAGCATTCTTCTTCCATGTTATCATTCTGTATCTTGAGGTGTTTCTTCGTGCTGCCGGTATAATTCACATTGTATGGTGGATCAGTTACGACCATATCGATTCGACACCCATCAACCAATCTTTCCATGTTTTTTTTATTGGTTGAATCAGCACATATTAGACGATGCTTTCCCATAAGTATAATATCGCCCGGAATGATAGGGCTTTCCTTCTGCTTTTCATTATAGTTAAAGTCATCTTCCTGTACTGATTCTAAAGGTATATCTCCTGCCAGCTCTGTAGCGTTAATGGCTTGAGATATCTGAGAAAAGTCTATTCCTAGTCCAAATTGAGCGAGATCCTCAGTTTCAATGTTATATTTTTGGAATAATATTGTGTCGGGGTTGATGGTCGCGAATTGAGAGTTATAAGCAGCGATTTCTTCTACCGCTTCTTTTTTATCTGCAGCATGTATAGGCTCGTAAGGTATATCCGGTATTTCATATCCTTTTTTCTTGAGATCCAATAATGCTTTCTTTCGTTGATGAGCATCAATAATCCACATAATTCCATCAGGATCCTTCCATACTTTAAAGCTATACTTGAACCCTCTAGTGATAATCAGCATTTCCAGCTTCAATATTTTTTCCGGATCACTTATTTTGAAATCTTCTTGTAGTTCTTTAAATGATTCTACCGGGGCTGTAGGAAGTTGTCCCTCATTATATACTTCAATTTTTTTCATTACTATTGCTTATTATGTCTTTAACAGTGGATATAAGATTTCTGTAATATTGAAGATGCGAACGGTCATCCACTTCGTGCCCTTCTCTCTTCTTCTTAACATATCCTTCATAGCGCCGTAGACTGGTTGATGCACTTTTATACTTATGAAGGAATTCTGAAGGATTCGTTTTGAACAATTTTTCAAGTTCGACTCTTTCGGACATGCACTCAATAAGAGGATGTTCATACAAGAATATTCCGGAGTCATTTAGGGACCTAAGTTCTTTAAAACAAAGAAGGTTCCTGATTCTTAGTTCAGCCATTTCACTTACTGCAGATATTGTAGGTCGATGGTCGAGCTTCGTATCGTGAACCTTCATCCTATTATATGTGTTTATTC